GAGTCTAAAGCTTGTTGATAGAAACTACTAAGAAGAGGACTATTAGCATCTATTTCTTTAAATCTTGCACTGCAAACAGTTACTATAGTTTGTATATTTTTAACATATTCATCTTTAGTCATTTTGGATTACCTCTTTAGTTATCAACATATCCACAGAGAGTGTTTAAAACTACTTTTACCCTCTGTTTTATATGTTTGGATATATTGGTTGTTTTATATAATATATATATCATCTCATTCAGTTAATTTGTGAATTATAGCTACTGCGAGTCTAACATTTTTAGATATTCTTTCTTCCATATTCAGACAATCATTATAAATTATTTCACAATTAGAATATTCATTAGCTAAGTCTTCTATTGAGATTAGCATATCTTTTGTTGAAGTATAGAATCTTGTATGTGTCCATACAGGCTTCTTGTCTTGAAAGATTTCTATGTCTTTATATTCTCCAAATTGATTATCAATTTTATCTCTTATAAGAACATCTATGCCAAGTATAGGTGAAATCCAATTTGCTGTTGCTTCATCTAACATTCTCTTGCATTTAATATCAAAGCCTTTAATATCTCTCATCTTTATATTATTTAAACCTTTAAGAGTATAAAGAGACATTTCTTTTAAATTCTCCCAGTTTCTTATGTGGCTTGGTTTTTCTTTTACAAGATCTTTAATTTTAAATCCACTTATTCCAGTTGTTTCATCCTTCAATAAGCTTTGGTTTTCTTTATACCAATCTTTTATATATTGTGGTGTTTCTTTTATAAAGTCTTTCATTATAAGTCCTCACTTTCAAGTATTTTAATTGCTTCTTGTAGACCTCTAATTTTACCTCTGCTATAGGTTATACAGTCTTCATATAATTCTTGATAAAAATTTCCAGAGCTAATTCTTTCAAGCATTAGTTTCTTTATATCATCTTCTTTTCGTATTTCTTTAAGTATTTCTTTAACTATAACACCTTGTGTGCTGTTTTTATATTTACTCATTGTTATCCTCTTTTAAATCTGTATGAAATATTGACTCTCTCATGCCTATAAGTACATCAGCTGCTTCTTTGAAATTATTTTTATTAATATTGTTTAAACAGTATTTCAATAATTCAAATATTTTTAAAGCATATTCTTTTGTATCTTTATTATTAAAGTTTAAAGAATTAATAAGTTCTCTAATTACATCTCCTGCTTTTACAGCATCTTCTTCTTTACATTGATTAATTCCTTCAGTATAACAGAAGTATGCAAGCTGTTCAGGACTTTGATGTAGTACATGATAATAAATGTTTTTAAAGTTCATTTGTTATAATTCCTTTTAAAAGTTTTAAATAAAAGTGAGCAGTTTCATTTGGCTCTTAACCATATTACAAGAGCAGACATACTCAGGTCTCAAAGCAGTTTCAAGACATGCTTAGGTCATCCGTTTAAAGCTTTTGCATCTTCAAAGAGTCTGGATTCATATTCTCATATTTATAATGCTTAATGTTATGTTCCCAGTTACTTTGAGATTGTTTAGCATAATAAGTATTTAAGAGTATAAAAGCAGAGACAAAGCCGAAGACAAAGATTGTCATAGCTTGGTATACTTTTATAGTAATCTTCTTCTTTAATAGATTTATATATTTATTTATCATAATTCCTCTCTTGGATCTTCATACTTTAAAGAGTCTTCAAAGTCTTTTTTATCTTTAGACTCCAAAGCTTTTAAAAGTGCCACACAAAGATTAGGAATAATATCTGCAAATGGTATAGTATTCTCATCACATCTTCTTATCATAGCTTTAATTAACTCTATTCTCATCTTATGTTGATTTATAGTTATATAGATTAATCCTTGATAGAATCGTGTTGCTTTTTTAATATCAGCATCTTCTATAAATGCTTCAGGATTACAAGCAGGACATTGATCGAAAAGAGTCTCTTTATCACATGTTAAGCATAAGTTAGAAGGTTGCATATTATATTCCTTGTGTTATTGTGTGTGTATATAAATATCTACAAAGAGTAGCGTAGTGTGCTTGGTTGTTCCAAGAGACTTATGCAAGTATACACTTTCATCTTTAAAGTATAGATCCCACAAACAATACTATGCATCTATTCTGTCACTATCAACTACTCTTTATAGGTTGAAATAAAAAGGGGCAAAGCCCCTTAACTTATTTGTCAGAAGCTTTCACTACCAATCTCTGATGGGCAGCTTTCTTGCCTTGCACCGCTCCAGCAATCTCTGAAGTAGTTCTTAAGTATTCAACAACTACACCTTGAGCATTAGTTCTTGTTAGTAACCATAAAGTAGTATCACCAACATCCCAAGAGTCGCCTGTCCATACTACTTTTGGTTTGAATGAAATCTTCTCACCAGTCTCACCATCTTCCCACTGCATTAGAATAATGAACTCTTCATGTGGTGCTACATCTAATAATACATCATCTGTCTCTATTTGAAGTTTAGTTGCTTCGTTTGCCATTGCTTTACCTTTCATAAATAATTAAAAATAACTAAAAAACTGATAGAAAAAACTCTATCTAAGGGGGGTAGGTGATGAATTTAGGGTAGCATTAAAATACTACAATTTTTCAAAATTTAGCTGTAAAATAGAAGTATGAGAAGTTATACAATTAAGAAGATTGAACACTTTGTTTATGAAGACTTAGATGAAATACCTAAAGACTTAGTCTATCTTAAAGAGTGGAGAGAGGGAGAAGTAGGAGACTGGGTGTTAGCTGATGATGGATGTGTCATCCAAATCCTAAGAAAGAATGCCTTAGCTAAACATACTAAGAAAGTCCAGTTTGACTATACTATAGGCACTTGTACAGGTACTTTTGCAGTTAGGCCTACTGTAAAGATGGACACTGAAAGAAGAGAAGATATATATAGTATGTCTGGTAAGATTGCAGCTAAAAGAGTTAAAGGTGATAAAAATTTGACAAAGAACGAAATCCTTTTTTCCCAGCTTTTAGCAAGGGGTGTTTCAGCAGATGAAGCCTATTTAAAAGTGTATAGAACTAATAACAGAAAGTATGCTAAATTACAGGCAGGTATTTTAGTTAAATCCGAAAGAATTAAGAAAGCTATGAAAGAAGAACTCAAACCTATACTATCTTCATTAGGCATCTCTCCTGAGCTTGTATTAGAGGGTATAAAGGATATTGCAACTGATGAAGATGCAAAGCATTCAGATAAACTAAAAGCCTTATTTGAGCTTGGAGAGATATTAGAGCTAAAAGAAACTAATAAAGTAACTGAGGTTACAGGTGCATTGTTTCAAGGTTTTCAACCTGAACAGATACAAGCATCAGTTAGACCTCAACTTAAGGAGTAGATATGCCTAAAGTAGATGGAGTAGAGTTTCCTTATACTAAAACTGGAATGCAACAAGCTAAAGCATGGTCTGAAATGACTGGTAAGCCTATGCAAAAAGAATATCAAGATGGTGGTAGTGTTGGTATTAGAGATACAAGAAGAGTAATTGATCCTTCTACTATACAAGAAGTTGCACATAAGCCTATTGAAGGCGGAACAAGACAAGGTGTTAGATATAAAGGTAGAACTGGAGATGATAGTGTAGTTCATATGGTAAAAAATATTCCAGGGCTTGCAAATAAAGAATTACAAAGAAAACTATCTACTCAAGATCTTATAAATTTAGTAACACAGGATCCAGACTTTGGTGATACTTTATCAGATAAAAAAGCTACAGAATGGATGAATCAAAAGCCTCGTACTAAAGAAGATTTATTAGAACTTATAATGAAATTATTTGGAGGTTAGATGAGTTGGTTAAGTAAAAGATTAAAACCCTCTAAAAAAGCTAAAAAATGGTGGAACAAGAATGTTAAACCTTTAGGTAAAAAAACTGCATTAGAAGCTATAGGTACTCCATTAAGCTATATACCTATTGTAAAAGATTTAGGTGGATCAGCATTAGCTTGTTCAAGGCAAAGAGGGGCTGCTTTTGATGCTTGTGTAGAAAATCCTCAATATTATTTTGCAAATGTTCGTAAAGATCCTAATGCAGATGATTATTATCAAAGTGATTCTCCTGCTTTTACCGAAGGTCAGATAGGTCAAGGCTATCAAGGTAATATGCCTACCCATACTGGAATAGATGTAACAACTGGTTGGACTCCTACTACTGGAATGACTCAAGCTGAATATCAAGCTATTGTAGATCAATATACTGATAATACTACATTTGGAGACGAAGGTGCTCCCCCTCCTCCTTCCCCAGCTACAACTACAAGTGGTGATGATAATCTTAAGCGATCTAAACCCTGGCTTTATGCAGTTAGTGAAAAGGGAGATTCTAATTTATTATCTTTAATTAATCAAATGTTAAAAGATCCAGAGCCTAAAAAAATGGCTATGGGAGGACCAATAGGTATGGACTCTATGATGCCAAGTAGAAGAATGTATGGAAAGAGGAAAAAACCTGTTATGCAAACATCTACTGCTGGTATGCCTATGAGAGGTATGAATGCTGGTATACCTATGATGAAACAAGGTGGTATGACTAAAAAGTATCACATTTGACCACAAAAAGGAACACCTCATCCGGTGGATGAAAAACATTAAGGAGTAATATGAGTAAAGCTAAATCAAAAGTAGAAAAGCAAGTTAAAGAGATTGAGGAAAGTGTATTAAATATTAGTGATTGCAAATGTGGTGAAGAGATAAAGAAGATTGCAGAAATGGAAGAATATATTACTACTGCAAAAGATTTAGTAATTGTGCATGATGATGAGATAGATGATTTAAAAAACAGCTTAAAAGACTTGCATACTAAAGTTGATAGAGCTTTAAATAGGTTAGGTATTGGCTAACATAAACCTACATAATGTGTCTAAAGAAGAAGAGGCACTACATCTTGCGTATAATGATATAATTGCATTTGGTAAATTATTTTTGCCTGATGATTTTATGAGGTCAGAGACTCCATGGTTTCACTTTAAAATAGCAGATGCAATAAATGATATGGATGTTAAACAATTGGCTATCATTATGCCAAGAGGACATGGAAAGACAGTATTAACTAAAGCAGACCTTATGAGGTCTTTTTGCTTTAATCAGAAAGATTTTGAGTGGGGATTTATAAAAGAAAAGCCTGATCCATTATTTTATGGTTGGGTATCAGCTACTGCAAAGTTAGCTACAGGTAATATGGATTATATTAAGTCTCATATAGAAATGAATGACAAGATACAATACTATTTTGGCAACCTTAAAGGTAAGAAATGGACTGAAGTAGATATAGAGATGGCTAATGGTTGTAAACTTATATCGAAGTCTAACATCTCAGGTATTCGTGGTGGAGCTAAACTTCATAAAAGATATGATCTCATCGTACTGGATGATTTTGAAGATGAGAACAATACTATAACACCAGAAGCCAGAGCTAAAAATAGTAATCTAATTACAGCTGTTGTCTTTCCAGCACTTGAACCCAAAACAGGAAGATTAAGGATTAATGGTACACCTGTGCATTTTGACAGCTTCATTAACAACCTGATCGTAAATTATGAAAAAGCAAGGAAAGCGAAGAAGGACTTCAGCTGGGATGTTAAGTTATTTAAAGCATTGCAAGATGATGGCACTGTACTTTGGGATAGTTGGTTTCCTAAAAAAGAATTAGAAAGAAAGAAAAAGTTCTATTTAGACTCTGGACAGCCAAGTAAGTTTTGGCAAGAGTATATGATGCAAGTTCAATCAGAAGATGATTCTATATGGACTCGTAGACATATTAAGGAGTATGAAGGAACTTTTCTACATGAACCAGAACAAGGAATATCATTTTTAACCTTAGAAGATGGTAGAGTATTACCTGTTAATGTATTTGCAGGTGTTGATCCAGCAACTGACTCTCAAAGAAGAGATGCAGATTTTTCAGTTATTATGGTGATTGCTGTTGATGAAGATAATAACTTATATGTATTGGATTATACTAAAAAAAGAGGTATTCCAGTTCTTGGTATCCCTGGTGAGCCTACTAAAGGCATAGTAGACTATATGTTTGAGATGAACAACATTTATCATCCAAACTTATTTACTATTGAAGATACATCAATGTCAAAACCTGTAATGCAGTCTCTTATATCAGAAATGAAAAGAAGAAATGACTTTGGTGTTAAGTTTAAAGCTGAGAAGCCAGGGACAAGAATGTCTAAAAGAGATAGAATACAAGAAGTATTATCTGCAAGATTTTCAACAGGTCAGATTCATATTAAAAAAGATGATTATGACTTAAGACAAGAAATACTTACATTTGGTCCTCGTATGGCGCATGATGATTGTATAGATGCATTAGCCTATGCAGCTAAATATAGTTATCCATTAAAAGGTATAAATGAGGAAAAAGGTAAATATAGCAAAAGAAAACCAAAAGCAAAAAGTTGGGTGGTAGCATGAGTGAAGCATGGACAAGAAAAGAAGGTCAAAATCCTTCAGGTGGATTAAATGAAAAAGGTCGTAAATCTTATGAAGCTGCTAACCCAGGTTCTGATTTAAAAGCACCTCAACCTAAAGGTGGACCAAGAAAAAAATCATTCTGTGCAAGAATGGGTGGAATGAAAAAGAAGCTTACATCTTCTAAAACAGCTAATGATCCTGATTCAAGAATAAATAAATCTTTAAGAAAATGGAATTGTAAAGATGGTGGAAGTATAGAAGATTTAACTAAAATGGTTGAAGAATTAAAAGGTGCTAGTAAGATGCATTTAGGACAATCAAAAAGAGTATCTAAACATATTAAAAAGATGGGAGTTGGAATGAAAAATAAAAAACAAAAAGGAGGTTATCTCTCTGGTCCTAAGCATAAAGATGGTGGAATGCCAGCTATTATTGCTGGAAAGGAGCCTGTAGAATTAGAAGGTGGTGAATATATTGTAAAAGCATCTACTGTTGATGCAGTGGGAAAAGAAAATATGGATACATTTAACAAAACAGGCAGACTGCCTCAAATGAAAAAAGGTGGTGAAATTAAAAAAAGACTTAAAAAGAAAAAAATGGGTGGATCTATAAAACCTTATGAATCAGCTCCTATTAAAAGATTTCCTAAAGATGTTAAAATGATGGGGCATGGTGGACAAGTATCTATATCTAATAATAAAGCAGGTTGTGGGGATATAGCTGCAACTTATACACATTCAGGGTATAAGGCTGGAGAATAATGGCTACTAAAAAAGCAGAAAGAGTAAAAGAGTTATTTAATAGATTAAGAACATCTCATAGAGATCAATGGCAATATATTAATCAACAAGGTCATGATTTTTCTAATGATAATCAACTTTCTGATAGTGAGAAAAAAGCGCTTGAAGATCAAGGAATGCCTACTTTTACTATTAATAGAATTACTCCTGTTGTAGAAATGCTTAATTACTATGCAACCGCTTCTAATCCAAGATGGCAAGCTATAGGTGTTGATGGTAGTGATTCAGATGTAGCAGCTGTATTCAGTGATATGGCTGATTATATTTGGCACAATAGTAATGGTCAATCATTGCTATCTAATGCTATTAATGATGCTGTAACTAAGTCTTTAGGCTATCTTCATATACATGTAGACCAAAATCAAGACAATGGTATGGGAGAAGTTGTTATATATCAACCTGATCCATTTGATGTATTTGTAGATCCTAAGTCGAGAGATATGTTATTTAGAGATGCAGCTTATATAATGATTAAAAAGATGTTACCTAAATCTCATCTTAAAAAATTATATCCAGATGCAATAAGAAAAATAACTAAAGCTTCTGCTAATGATGGGGAATATTCTTTATCTAAAAGAACTATGGATTCTGAACAAAAGGATATATTACAAACAGATATTACATCTACTTTTGATGAAGAAGGTAAGGATGATCCATTAACAGAATATTTTGAATTATATGAAAAAGTTAAAGTTGCATATATAAATGTATTTTATAAAGTACTTCCAAGTCCTCAGCAGATTGAAAGTATAAAAATGCAAGCTCAACAAAAAGCAGAAAAGTTTCAAATACAAGCTCAAGTTGAGTTAAAAGAAAAACAAGTTCAAATGGAACAAGCTGTAAAAGCTGGTAAAATGTTGCCTGAAAGAATGCAATTAGAGTTATCTAAAGCTACTGAAATGATACAAAAGCAAATGCAAACTTTAATGGTAGAAACTCAAAGGCAATTAGAAGAAGCTTATACAAGAATTGATAATAAAATAATAACTGAAAAAGAATTTAAAATTTTAATTCAAGATGAAGACTTTGCAAGTTTAATTACTGATCAAATTAGATTTCATGATGATAGAATTAAAGTAACTTGTGTTATTGGAGATCAATTAATTTATGAAAAAGCTTTACCTGATAAAATAAAAGACTATCCTATAATTCCTTTTCACTATAAGTGGATAGGAACACCCTACCCTATATCTGCTGTTTCTCCATTGGTAGGTAAGCATT